CAATAGATGGAATTACGTGCTCTGGTTCAGGAGGAACAGCTGTAACAGGTGGAGCTATTATCATTGATACCGACTCGACCTATGGAACAGTCCAAAATTGTACGATAAGTAATTCTTTTGGATATGGTATACAAGTCCTTGGCTCTGATTATATTACGGTGACTGGCAATGTTATTTCTAATATTTCTGGATCAGGGACAGAGGGTGATGGAATTAATTTTAAATGCGAAACTGGCGATAACAATGACCCTTGCACTAATGGAACAGCAACATTAAATACAATCTCAACTACTGGAAGGTCTGGTATTGTTGCCTCTGGACTTACGACAGGAACTTTCAGCTCTAATATAATTAGTGCAAATGACCTAAATGGAATCAATTGTGAGTCTAATGCAGGTCAAACCGTAAGTGGTATAATAATTACAGGGAATACAGTATCAGAATCAGGTGGGTTTGGAATAACCGCTGCTGGTACTACTGGTACGACAACCGGACTAACTTTCACGGAAAATACAATTGATTTAGACAATGTTAATTTAAAATGGGCATTAAATCTAACGAATGTTGCAGGGACTAATGTTGTAAGTGATAACATAGTGACAAACGCCTATTCTGGAGTACAGGTTTATTCAACCACTGTGGCAACAACTGTCCTTGCAGTTGGCAATTCGTTTAGTCTTAGCTCTACAGTCGGGTATTATGCAATTTTGGCGTACAATGGCGGGGCAGTAGCGACAGTAAATGGATATTCAAACTTTGCATATGGTGGAGTCAGACAATATGCAGCAAGGGGTGCGAGTATAGCAAACTATTTGAATTGTAGTGGATATAATGCTTCAAGTGCAACTTTCTATGCTGAAGCTGCTTCAACTATCACGGCAACGAATTGCATTAGCTATACAGTTGCTTCATACGATTGCCATGTTGATGACAGAGGCGGCCTTGGAACGTATAATTACAATATGTATTATCCAGAGGGAAATAATAAATGGAGATGGGTTGGCGTAGTAAATTTAGATACTATTGCTGCATGGAAATTAGAAAGTGGACAAGATGCTAATAGTCCAACTCCTGCTGACCCAAAATTCGTATCAGCTACAGACCTTCACCTTCTCGTATCCTCCCCCTGTATAGACGCTGGCACAGACCTCACAGCCACAGTCTTAACAGACATAGACGGCCAGGACGCAGACCATGCGAATATGGATGGAGATGCTGATGGGAGTTCGCTTGATATGGATATAGGCGCAGACCAGGTGTTGTTTCTGTCAGTTCTGACAGGTGGGATTACATCAAGTTGTGTCCCCATAGATGGAGAAGATGGTAATGTCGCAGGGTTAGCCATGTCAGGGGATAATACGCTTAATGATTACACAATAGCCAGATGTAAAAGTGGGGCGTTACGGGTCAATACCAATGACACTATTTATAATTTTGCAGTGGATGATGAAGCCTATATAATCACAGGTGTTACCCTAACAGCGACTAATTGCGCCTTTCAAGAGGCAGAAGCAGTTGTTGCTGTAGATGGAACTATAACTGATACAGATTGTTTATTCTCTGTAGCTGATTTTGGATTTGTAGATAAGCCTAATGGGGACTTTCATCTACTTACTAGTTCTATCTTAAGAAATGTAGGATATGATACAACTCCATGTGCAGATCCAGATGGTATAACTATATCAGGAGGTGTTGCTCGTGATATAGGAGCTTATGTATATCAGGATAGAGAAGGTTGTGGCCCAGATTCTGTTGGTATGGACTTACTTGGAACTCGTAATGATGATCTTTCAAATAAAATTCTACATTAGATTATTCAAAAATTGAACGGACTTAAAACCTTATGGCTCTTCAAACAATAAGAATAGGTAGTGCAGTAGACATTTACCAGTACGATGATGCAGATTTTGATTCTGGTATTGAAGCATCTGCACCAATATCAGCTGCAGCTCCAGTTAATGCAGATGAAGTATTACGCTTAGGCGATATTGGAGTTACTATCGGAGATGTCTTTGGCCCTGGGGCTTCAACAGATCATGCAGTAGCTCGCTGGGATGGAGTTGGTGGATATACACTCCTGGACAGTTCACTTATAGTACTAGATGATGGGTCACTTGGAATTGGGACTATTCCAACTCATCACATTCATTCTGTCCATGCAGACACTTCTACTGTGTCTGTACAGACTCTTTACACAAATCATTCATTCAGTGGCAACCATCCTGGTGGTGGAGATATAATACAGGTTGGACATTACCTTGGGGTTTCTTCAACTGTAATTGGAGCACAGACAGCAGGTGATCGACATACCTTGCGTGCAGTAGAAATTAACTCTGTTATAGATGCTTCTGGAAATAGCTATGGTCAAATTGGTCTATATATTGATTTAGCTCATACTCATACTACTGATATGAATACATTAGCAGCAATAGTAAATCATTCTGAGTGGAGATCTACTGGAACACTTGTTTATCACTATAGTGTTCGTAATGAGGTACTTAATACTGGCGGAGGAACTATAAGTAATGCTTATGGTGATTCTTGTATTGTTACAAATAGTGGTGCTGGGACTATTGGTATAGCTATTGGTGTCAGAAGTGAGGTTATACAATCCGCTGGAACACTTACAACTGCTTATCTCTTTTATGGAATATTCTCTGGCACAATCGGAACTGCTTGGGGAATTTATTTAAGTGGTTGTACTTTAAATTATCTTGATGGAAGATTAGGTGTTAACATAGTTGCACCAGCAGCTCAAGTCCATATAGACCAATCTGACAATGGTGCAGCCATACCAGTTCTTTCTCTCGATCAAGCCGATACAAGTGATGGGTTTATTAACTTTATAGGTTCGGATAGAGGAGTAATAACTGGAGCAACTAACTCTTTAGAAAGCGTAAGAGTTGAAATTAATGGTGCTGTAAGACGACTAGCTTTATATGTAGATGCTTAAATTGGAGAACTAAATGCCTTACATTGTAACTGGAGAATCTGATAGTCAGAAGGTTGATTATGCAGATAGAGAATATGACTACGAATATCCCTATGGTCTTGATTTAAAACCTGGGTCTGACTTCCACAATGCTTTGCGTAACAAGACCTGGCAACGTGCTCGTGAATCAAGGAATGAGATTAGTAAGCGTTTTCCGGCCTGGAATGAAATAGATAGAAAAATGACTATTTATATTCCATTAAAAGATAAGGAAGAAGCTTTACAGCGAAAAGATCCATCAAAGCCTGTCTCCATTGTTTTTCCTTATAGCTATTCAATGCTTGAGGCATTACTAACTTACCTCTCAATGGCATTCTTTCAAGACCCTATGTTTCAATATGAAGGGGTAGAAGATGATGATACAATAGGGGCAATGTTGATGGAGTTGGTTATTAAACTCCATTGTATTAAAACTAAAGTTCCCTTAGCTGTACATACAGCCTTACGTGATTCTTTGTGTTATGGTGTAGGTATTGGAATCCCAGGATGGAAAAGGATATATGGCAAAAAGCCTATCAGGTCACAGATAATTACCCAATCTGAACTTGGCAGTCAAAACACTGGCCAATTAGAATTTATTGAATCTTTACTGTTTGAAGGAAATAGCTTAAGTAACATAGACCCTTATATGTGGCTTCCAGATCCTTCTGTTTCATCTAACAATACCCAGGATGGTGAGTTTAATGGATGGGTAGAACGTGATAATTTAATGAACTTACTTTCTGAAGAGAGTCAACCTAACTCTGGAATGTTTAATGTTAAGTATTTGAAGGAAAGAAAGAACAAGAAATCTTCTTTATCAACTGATCAATCTGATCGACAAGTCAAAGTCGGTGGACAGTCTAATATAAGTGCTGGTGTATCAGGGTCTACAAATCCAGTTGATATAATTAAGATGTATGTTAACCTGATTCCAAAAGAATGGAAGTTAAGCACAAGTGAAAATCCAGAAAAATGGTTCTTTGCCCTTGCCTCTGATGATGTGATAATCCAGTGTGAAAAGGCAGACCACAATCATGGAATGTATCCTATGGCAGTCGCTTCACCTGAATTTGATGGTTATTCGATTAGTCCAATAGGTAGGATGGAGGTCTTATCAGGACTGCAAATGACTCTTGACTTTTTGTTCAATAGTCACATTGCCAACATTCGCAAAGCTATTAATGATATGTTGATAGTTGATCCTTACCTTGTAAACATAAATGATTTGAAGAGTCCTGAGCCTGGTAAACTAATCCGTCTTCGTCGTCCTGCTTGGGGACGTGGAGTTGATAAAGTTGTACAGCAATTACAAGTTAATGATATAACTAGAAGTAATATAGGTGATTCTGGCTACATAACTCAATGGATGGATAGGATAAGTGGAGCTGATCAATCTATGCAGGGAGCTCTTAGAACTGGAGGTCCTGAGCGATTAACGAAGGGTGAATTTCAAGGTACTCGTGGAAGTGCTATTTCTCGACTGCAAAGACTTGCTATGCTTATAGGTATGCAATTCATGCAAGATATTGGGACTATGTTCGCTGTCCATACACAACAGTATATGACACAGGAAACTTATGTTAAAATCACAGGCCGGTATGAAGATCAATTGAAGAAACAATTCGGCCCTAATGCACAGAGAATTCCTGCTTCTCCATACGATTTAGCAGTTAACTATGATCTAATCGTAAGAGACGGTTCAATCCCTGGAGGTAATTTCTCTGAGGCCTGGCTTGAGATGTTTAAAGTTATATCTACTGATGAAGTGTTAAGACAAGAATTTGATGTAACTAGAATCTTCATGTACATAGCTCAACAACTTGGAGCTAAGAATGTGGAAGACTTTCGTAGGAACGTGAATCAAGTACAGGGACAAACTATGCCTGACGAACAAGTTGAACAACAAGCTCAGGCAGGAAACTTAGTACCAATCGGAGAAATATAATGGAAGACGAAATAGTCATCAATGCAACTCGTAATCAAGTTGAAGAATTCAAAGAATCTTTCATATGGAAAGATATAGTTAATGAATTAGAAAGGATAGCTAAAAATGCTCAACTTGAATATGACATAGTTGGCGAACCTCACATTGATGATGAAGGGTTTAAAATAGTACCTAACTCATCTG